GCACGGATGAGTATTGGCAGACACTTGATGGGGAGATGCGTAAGCGTTTCCCTGAGATGTTTGATGACCCGGGCGAGGATAGCCGTTCAGAGCGCCCTGTTCGTCAACAGACATCCAATGTAGTGGCACCGGCATCCCGCAGCACTGCTGCAAAGCCGCGCACCCAAGTTAAACTGACGGCTACCGAGGTCGCTCTCGCTAAGCGTCTTGGTCTTACGGTCGAGCAATATGCCGCCGAGAAAATGAGGTCTTCAAATGGCTGATAAGCGCATTCCTCGCGAGAGCGAGACCCGCGAAGCTAGTTCGCGCAAGAAGGGCTGGACGCCTCCGTCCGTGTTGCCTGAGCCCATCCAGAAGGATGGCTACACATACCGTTGGGTTCGCACAGCGACTCAGGGTGCCGTGGACAACACGAATGTTAGCTCCAAGTTCCGTCAAGGTTGGGAACCTGTTCGTGCTGAAGAGCACCCAGAGGTTACGGTTCTCCGTGACCGCAATTCCCAGTTCCAAGACAATATTGAAATTGGTGGGCTTCTTCTCTGCAAGGCCCCGGCTGAAGTTGTGGATGAGCGTAACGCTTACTACAAGCAGATGGCGGAGCAGCAGGCTGAGGCCGTTGACAGCAATTTCATGCGTGAAAATGACCCGCGTATGCCTCTGATGAAACCAGAGCATAAAACGCGAGTTACATTCGGCGGCGGCAAGAAGCCTTAACAAGCGACTGACCGCCAAAACAAACCAAAACGAGGTAAAAACATATGTCTGCTACAGCAGCTCCTTATGGCCTTCGCCCCGTGAATCTGATTGGCGGTCAGCCCTACGCTGGCTCTACGCGCCTCATCAAGATTGCCTCGGGTTATGCGGCCAATCTGTTCTACGGTGACCCCGTCTACATCTACTCTGACGGCACCATCAACAAGGCTGTGGTGACGACTTCTGTCTCGACTCCGTCTACAACCGGCGTCGTTGGCATTTTCGTTGGCTGCACCTACACCGACCCGAACCTGAAGATTCCAGTTTGGAAGCAGTATTGGCCGACAGGCACAGTGGCTTCTGACGCCTACGCTTACGTCGTGGATGATCCCGATGTGGTGATGCAGGTTCAGGCTGACGGTTCTGTCGCTCAGACAGCTCTCGGCACCAACATTGCCCTTAACGCCGCTTCTGGCGACACGGGCACTGGTAACTCGACAACGTCTGCTGTGTATAACAGCACCGCTGCCACAAACACCCTTCCACTCCGCATCGTCGGCTTCGTGGAAAGCACAACCTCCACTGTTGGCGATGCTTACACTGACCTTCTGGTCAAGTGGAACATGCCGAATGCGGGCGCTACTGCGATCGCTGGTGGTCATGCTTACATGAACCCAACTGGCCTCTAAGGAGTAACGACAAATGGCTATTTCGCGCGCACAACTCCTTAAAGAACTGCTCCCCGGTCTGAACGCTCTGTTCGGTCTGGAGTACAAGAAGTACGAAAACGAGCATGAGGAAATCTACGAGACCGAATCTTCTGAACGCTCGTTCGAAGAAGAAGTCCAGCTCTCCGGCTTCGCTGCCGCTCCTGTCAAGGCTGAAGGCGCTGCCATCAGCTACGACAATGCGCAGGAAGCGTGGACGGCTCGCTACAACCACGAAACAATCGCTATGGGCTTCTCCATCACTGAAGAAGCGATGGAAGACAACCTGTATGACAGCCTCTCGGCTCGTTATACCAAGGCTCTTGCCCGTGCGATGGCTTACACGAAGCAGGTCAAGGCGGCTTATCCGCTGAACAACGGCTTCTCTGGCGGTGCTTTCACCTCCGGCGACGGCGTGACCCTCTTCAACACCCAGCATCCGCTGGTTGGTGGCGGCTACAACAGCAACACGCCTTCCGTGGCGGCTGACCTGAACGAAACCTCGCTTGAAGCGGCGGTGATTCAGATTGCGGCCTTCAAGGATCAGCGTGGCCTGCTCATTGCGGCTAAGCCCCGCAAGCTCATTGTTCCGCCGAGCCTGATGTTCGTGGCTACTCGCCTGCTGGAGACTGAACTCCGCACAGCGACTGCCGA